CATATACTCGATAATCTCTGTTTGATTACCTAATAACTTATTTAGGATATCTTGCGTATCTTCGTTTATTGCAACTGTAGAACTATCCGCAAGTACGTAGTGAAGTTTACCTTCAACAACTCTATCAAGTTTATTCAATGAACGAATTTTTTGAACGACTGGATCAACACTAAACATATTAGAAGAAGCAAGTTCTACGTATGACTCTATTAATGTATCAGTAACTTTGATATCGTGATATTCTTTAATAATACTAGCCACAGTATTTTCCGAAATTTCTTGGTACGTATCTTTTGCTATCTTATCAGCCAGTTGATGTGTATCGTAATCTTCTTTAATATGGTTTCTTGCTTCTTCAATCGTTTTAAATTCAGTATTTAAACCATTGATTAAAATCTTACCTTCTTCAGTCAATTCGATTAACTGAAGATAGGATCTAACACTTTCAACAATGTTAGACTTTCTAAGAGAAGACTTTAATTCGTAGTATTTCATTCTTCTTCGGCTGTTGGTTCTTCTTGTTTAAACATCGTTTGCGCAACATCAGTACGCATATCATCTAAACGAGTAGATAATTTGTCTGACATAGCTGCAGAAAACCCATTTTCAATAGCTACTGCATCACCATTAGCGATTGCGCTAATTAAATCTTTAATATTATCCATTAGTTTGTCCTTGTTGTTGTGCCAACTGTTGCGCTTGCTGTTCTGCTTGGGCATCCATCATAGGTCTTTGTTGAGCCAATTGAAGTTGTCCTTGCTGATCCGCTTGATCTACCTGTAGAGTTTTTTCTTTCTCTATCTGTTTATCTATCTGTGCAATTTGTTCGTCATTTAAACGTAGTACATTCTCCTTAACCCATTGTTGTGAATAATATTTACCAACATATGGATCAAGTAACTGCATCATACTTAGCCTTTGCGTCATAATTTCTGCATCTTTTAATTCAGCATAGTGATTATCTTCTAAGTAATCATAACGTATTAAAGAATGGATATCATCCCATTCATCTGGACGAATAATTCCTTTTGCTATCAGCTGAACTCTAAGTGCATTAGAAAATAATATTGAAAACTTCTTACGTAATCTAACGATAAACTTATTAAACTTAACTTCATCACGACTAATCTCTGTTGAACGACCAATACTAAATCCTTGTTGCTGTTGCAAACGGCTCATTGGTACATTCAATGAATGATAAAGTTTACTTTGGAAGTATTCAATGTCTTGAATCTCACCAAGATTTTGACCACCTGGAAGCGTAGTAATCTCAGTACCCTTACCACCCTCACGACGTGGCATCCAGAAATCTTCCATCATTGAAAGATGTTTACGATCGTCACGTGTCTCACCAGTAGTTGCATCATAAACAATCTTATTACGAAACTTGTTCATAATGTCTGTAACATACTGCTCTGCTTTTAACTTTGGTAAGTTACCTACGTCAACATAAAATATACGACGTTCTGGTGCACGACTAATACGGTAGATAACCAAAGCATCTTCAATCATCTTTAATTGATTCACTGGTTTAATTGCCTTATGTAGATAAGACATCATCATTCCAGTATTCTGATCTACATAACCTGATGGTGCATAGATAACAGAATCAAGAGCAAGTTTAACACCTTGTGTTGTTTGCTCAGTAATACCTTTGTCATTATAAAGATAGAACTCTTCTATTTCTTTAATAACTTCAACACCAGCTGGTGTTCTTTCTTTTTTAATATTCTTAATTCTACGAACTTTGCGAGGATCAATAAATCGTAATTCTTGAATACCTTTTTTAATCTGTTCTTGATCTATAAGAATCTGGTAATATAATCTTCCATCTGTATACCATGTTCTAAAGATCTCATGTGCACGTTCACTAAATTTGAAGAGTTGAAGCACAGTAGAAAACTCTTCTCTAATTTTAGTCTTAATTGATGCAGAAACTTTTACTTCATCAAGAATAATCTCAACAGAATGTTTCTCTTCATCTGCAACAATAGCCTCATTGACTATGTCTTCAATAGCACCATCACAGTCACTATACTGAGCAACTTCACGATACCTTCGAATTAGATCGTTTTCATTCTTAATAACACCTTCAAGATCCATGACCATACCATAATAACCACCAGCATTAACACCAGTGTTTACTACAGTAGATCCTGTTTCTCCAGGAGATGGTGGGACTACGCTTTGTATCCCAACATTATCCTGTTTACTACGAGTTATCTCAAAACCAAATAATTGCATAATGTAAAAACCTTAGTTTATATTAAAGTGGGATTGATCCAATTGGTGTATCAATAGAAACATTGACACCGAAGCGAGCATTAGCACCTGTCTGAGACGTGAAGTAGTTGAATGTAAACTCTACATCAAAAGTCTCAATAGCGTTTTGTTGTTCATAATCCAAACCAACAGCAGAGATAGTAGTAGGATATGCATCAACAAACTTATAAGATTTGATAATGGCTCCATTACGATCTAATTGATGTACGTTCAAGTCGACTTGGTAATCGCTAGGATTAGTACGACCAGTAGTACCATCATAATTCTGAACACCAGACTGCCACTGCTCCAATGAATTACGAATACCAAAACTGGTATCGTTATAAATCGAAACTGACCATGGTTGGAATGTACGCTCACCAGCAAAGTTAATTGGGCGACCACGATAAAGAACTGGAATGTTCTCAATTGTAGAAGCAGGTAACTGAGCAGACTTACACAGGAACTGTGCACGCTGACCAGCAACTATACCCAACGTAACAAAGGTTGGGAATGTTAGTTCAACACGAAATTGATTTGGGCGAGCACCGCCACCCAACATCTGCGCTTTAAAATCAGCAATATTTGCCATTTAATTCTCCTTAGTGTTCTTTTTATTTATCGTCAATTAAGCACCGACTTCGGTAAAGTTAATACCTGAACGAGCAGCAACAAAGTTGAGAGTAATATAATTAATAGAACGATTTGGCTTAACGAAAATATCAGCAACAAATTCATTGCTATCGATAACTTGTCCAGTATTATTAGATTCATCGCATTTAACTACGAATTCTGTAATACCACGACGACCTTGGACGTCACGCAAGAATGGTTCTACTAAATTTTTAAATTGTGCACGAGTAAATGGATCATTAAACTCGAACAGTTGATACTTGGCAGCAGTTGCAATGGCTTTTTCCATAACGATAAAGAGGCGACGCACGTTGATACGATCAAACGCAGATGGCTTCTTCAACAATGTCTTGTCGCCAAACAATACTGTACCTTCTCCTGGGAATGCCACAACAGGGTTAACACCAGATTTGTAAAGTGTATCACGTTGTGTTTTAGATGGATTGAATGCTAAGCGAACAACATTCTTAATCTGTCCACGATTCAAACCACCTGGAGACCACCATGGATCATTTGTGTAATCTGTACGAGCACACAAACCAGCAATATCAGCATTCAATGGAATCCAACGATACTTGTCGTTGTAACGATCATATTGATACTTGTAACCAGAATCAAGCACAGCATAAGAAGTGCTTGGAAGAACATCACGATATGTAGTGATTGCTGTAACTTCAGTTGATGTAGATCCAATAATTGGATCGCCACTACTTGTGTTTTGTGGAGAAATAAATGCTACGCAGTCAAGACGTGTCTCTGCAATGTCACCAATAAGAGATAATGCGACTGTAGTAGAAGCCTTACCGCCCAACAATAAACTAATGTCATATTGTTCAGCATTTGCAAACAATGCATAACCCAAAATTTTGTTAGCATCAGAAACTGCATAATCATCTGTACCACCTGATAAAGAAGCAGTATAAGCAGATGTTTGAAGTTTGAAAGTTTGTGCAGCTGCAGCAGAACCCCATGCAGTTCCAGTACTTACTGCAGTGCTGTGATCCATCCACCAAATCCAATCTGATTTAGAGTTAATAACACTTTTGTAATAGTTATTAGTTCCATCAGCTAATTTAGCGTCAGATGCTTTAGAAACAAAAGCAAATTTCTCTAATACTGTTCCAGCAGTTCCACTGATACCACCATCTTCATCGACAACGACAATATGCATTTCATCTTGTGCACCACCAACAGAGGCAGCATAAGATGAAGTACTTGGAGCAGAATCAAATTGATCTTTATATGCCCATGCACTAAAGAAAGCAGAGTCACACATAGAAACTTTTAAATTGTTTCCTAGAGTACCTGGATATTTTGCAGCAAACTCACCAACAACACCCTCACCATTAGAGAAAGACGCCAAGTAATGAGTAGCACTCTTAACTTTAACACCAGTTGCTGCAGCCAAAGTTGCAGTTGCGAGTGCAGTAGATCCACTTGGAGGAGCAGCAATACCAATACTAGGAGCACTAGTATAACCAGTTCCTGCTTGAGTGATAGTAATTCCTGTTATTGTAGATGTACTAATTACAGGTACACCAAGAGAAGCAGCAGAACCAGATGGTGTGACACCAGTAAGTTGTACTGTTGGTGCTGCTCTATATCCAGTACCTGGAGTATTAATTGTAATACTAACTACTTGACCTGCAGTACCGCCTGTGCCTAATACTGCAGTAGCAGTAGCACCAGAACCAGTATCACCAACGGCATTGGTAAATTGAACACTTGGTACAGAACCATAACCAACACCACCGCTATTAACTGGAATAGAAGAAACACCACCACCAGAAAGAATAGCTATACCAGTTGCTTGAATACCACCAGCTACGTTTGAAGCACCTATTGTTACAGCTGGAGCACTAGCAGTAGAAACATATCCAGAACCTGCAGTACCTACACTAGCACTTGCTACACCACCAGTTGGTGATGCCACAGCGTTTATATGATTTGAATCTGCACGAACGAGCAATAGATTATTTGTATAAGATAGGAAGTTGGCAGCTGTGAAGAAAGAATCTGCATTACTATCATTTGGCTTACCGAAACGACGAACTAGTTCGTTTTCAGAAGAAACGGTAGCAGGTTCCATTACTGGACCCCATTGGAATGCACCAGCGAAAGCACCGATTGAAGATGATACTGCTGGAACGATTGATGTGAAATCTTTTTCTACGACTGCAACGCCTGGAGATAGTTGGAACGGCATTGTAATTCTCCTTGTTTAATAAGTTTACTTTAGACAGAAAATCTCATGTCTACATTTTATTTAGTTTTTATCAGTTTTCTCAAAAATCTAGAGTCGCTTCTTCTGGTTTACCATCATTGTAAAACCCAAATGGTGTTAACTCTTCTTCGATAGCCTGCATCTGTTTCTTATACATAACTTCTCGGAGGTTAATATTATTTAGGTCTTTAAAATAAGAGTTAGTTGTTAACCAGCTAAACAATACTAAAGGCATGACTAAGTCATCATGATAACCCTCATCAGCTTCATAAGATCCCTTCTTCTCAATAAAAGTAGAAATCTCTGAAATCGTATCGGCATCATTAATAATAAGTTTATTTTCCTCGACTAATGCTTTAAAGTTATGACATCCGATTCGTTTAATTTTCTTATCGGTTACCACACCCAGCTGAGTCTTTCCGCCACCAAAACCACCTGAGACAGTCTGTCCCATGGTATGTCTTGTTACAAACAATATGTTTTCGTATTCCATTTCAGAGTATAAAATATGAGCAACTTGTTCAGATATATTAATTTCAAGCAATACATAAGCGTCATTATATTCCTTACCGATTTTGTATATAACCGAAGGATACAATATAGGACTAATTTGATTATCACGATATTTTCCTACAATCTTATAAGGTGTAGTTGTAATATCAATAATTTGGAAGGAGGAATAGTCGCCACCAACACCTTTGGCCATATCACAGACCATACAATATGTATGCCCCGCACTTGGTCTTTCATATATATCCAACCCATCTTTAGTATAGATAATTGGATCTGGTGACATTCTAGAAATAACATCAGCCTTAATCAATGTTAAAGAAGAACCCAAGAAATCACAAAGAACCTCTTGTGTATATTTCAACTCGCCTAATTGTGCTTTTTGTTCTGCAGCCCATGCTTCATCTCTTCCAGGAATTTGCCAGTATGGTATGAATAGATTAACAAACCCATTCCTACCTTTTTCAGCATCAGTCCAAAACTTCCAGAAATGGTTATAACCAAGTGGAGTTGAGGACAATAAAATTTTAGTAGTTTGACCAGCAGAAATTGTAGGATAAACTGATGTAAAGAATTCTTCTGCCACATTATTTGGAATAATCGCTGCTTCGTCAACATATAACATATTCACAGACTTACCACGAATACCAGACTTACCAGTTGCAGCAGTAAATACCTTTGAACCATTTTCTAATTCAATGTCGCCTTTGTTCCAAGTAGTAACACCTTGTTGCATCCACTGTGGAAGTAACTCGTACATAGTCTGATAACGATCCAAAACTTCTCTAGCCGAGGTGGCTTTATTGGCAAGAATTGCCACAGTTTTATTTGCTTGGAATAACGTATACCAAAGAATATATGCTGCAGCAGTAGTTGTCTTACCCTGCTGACGACCTTCCATAAGGATAACCCTACGGTTATTATGAATTATATTAACTTTATTTATCTGACAATCATATAACTTAAATAGTTTCAATCCATGGTCAAGAGTAACAATGTAACAATAATTCTCAATAAAGTAAATTGGATCCTGAGAGCATTTAATATACTCTTGGATATCTGCTGGAGTAAACTGTACAACTACTCCTGCAGATTTTAAATTACTATTCGAATTATAAATTTCAGCCATTATATGGTATTAGTCCATGAGTCATTAACATCCCCTGTTGTGGGATTACCAGTAGCATTATAGACATTTAAAGGATTACTAAAATCTGAATTTTTAGAAATATTAACTGTATCAATATTTGTAATAATTCCTTGATTAGTTTTTGGTCCAAATAGATTCACTTTCATTTGGAAATTTAAAGTATGTGTCACAAATCTACGAGATTGAAAATCTCCTTCATAATCATCTTGTACACCAACACTATTTAAAATAATTGGTACATCTAGTTTAACTTCCATATCTGGAACCACATTAATAACTAGAGAATACTCTGGAGTAAATGTAGGTAGTATTTGTTCTATAATTTGAAGACCATCTTCTTGTGTTTTAGTTAATACATATAAAGATAAATCTAAATTATAAGGAACAGGAGCATACATAAAATTTGCAGTATTTGTTCCATTACCGCATTTAATCTGTTGCAGCTTATTTACCTTACGAGAAGAATCATAAGTATAACCAATAATTTCAAAGGACATTCTTGGTAAAGTTGTGTATGTATTATTTTCTAAATTTGGATCTTGTTCTAATCTGACTAACCATTTTTCTTTTGGAGCATATGCAAGAGGAACTTGTAGTCGTTGAATTGTAGTTCCTGTGACTGAATCGCCAGATTTACGATCAATATAGATATCACTGAATAAAGTGCCGAATCCTACGATGCACTTACGAATGATGCCATGATAAAATACTTGATTATTTAACATTATGGATTATTAGTATTATCAATTTCACCGAATGGATTTGTTACACTGAACAATATATCCTGTGATTCTGTTTTAAATTTATTATTATCACCAAACGAATTAGGCTTGTCGATATTAATTTGAATAGAACAAGTCGCTGCAGCACCAGTACCACCGCCACCAGTAAAACTAATAGCTGGAGCTGTTTGATAACCAGTGCCAGCATTCGTAATAGTTATGCCAGTAATTTTATTAAGGTTTGCTCCAGATGTTCCTCTGATTGCTGTTGCAGCAGCACCAGTACCAGTAGAACTTGTAAACGTAACAGTTGGAACAGAAGTATATCCAGACCCTTGATTAGTTATTGTAATAGAAGTAACCTGTCCATTCGGAGATGCTACGGTATCTGTAGTAAATGTTTTAAGAGTTTCAAATGTATCAATAGATGCATTACCTGTATCGATGCGTTCAGAAGCATATTGAAACAACTCTACTTGTAATTTATAAACATAAAGTTTACCAAGTTGGTAGAATGGATCTTGGTGAGCAACGAATTTAATTTCAAATAAACCTTTGCTTAAAGGAAAATAAATTAGATCTCCTTCGCAGGGGCGATTAGGAACAATAGTAGCTCCATAACGACCGACAAACTGATCCCAACGTCTACGTGCCACAACTAAAGTTGCATTCTGTTCCATCATTAAACCAAACTTCTGAATAAACGCACCTTGTCCAGCGAAAGAGTCTACGTTCTCAAAATACATCTCAATAGGAAATGATGAAGTGAATTTACTTAAACGATCTTCACCAAGAATCTCATCTTTAGAAACTAAAGTTCTTGGAATATACATTACTTCATTACCATACATGCGTAATGATTCAATGATCAAATCTTCTACAAGATACTGCTCATTCCTAGTTCCATGAGAAAAATAAACATTTGTAGTGGTCATGCTAACCCATAAAGAAATCTAACGGAGCAGATTTACTTTGTAATTCAGTTTCTAATTCTCTTATCTCATCAGTTGCTTCGCTGTATAGTTTATCGCCATCTAAAGTAA